ATGGCATCGTTCCAGAAGCTAAAAACGGGGTGGAATGCCCAAGTAGCGCGGCGCGGCGTGCGCGTCTCGCGCGTGTTCGATACGAAAGCCAAGGCGTCGGCCTGGGCCGGCGAGGTTGAGGCGGCGATCTTAAACGGCACCTACCGAGACCCCAAGGCGCCCCCTACAGCCGCGCAATCGACTGTTGGCGATCTTTTCGAGCGATTCATGCGCGACGTGTCGCCGAAGCGTCACAAACCGAAATGGGAAACGAACCGCATCACGTGGTTCATCCGCGAATTTCCCAAGCTCGCCGCCGTGCCCTTGCTTGAGGTAACGCCCAAGCACTTCGCAGACTGGCGCGACGAGCGGCTCGAATTCGTCGAAGGGTCCACCGTAACCCGCGACATGGGTTTCTTCTCCGTCATCTTCACTACCGCGCGCGACGAGTGGCAATTGATCGCGGCAAGCCCGCTTACCAAGGTACGGCGTCCGAAGTCGCCGGAAGGGAGGGACCGCCGCATAACACCCGACGAAGAAGAAAAAATCCTGATAGCTCTTGGCTATGAAGCAGCCGAAACGCCCCAGACCATCTCAGCACGGGTCGCGGCAGTGTGGCTATTCGCGATCGAAACGGGCTCTCGCGCGGGTGAGATCGTCGGGCTGACGTGGGATCGCGTCTTCTTGTCGCAAAAGAAGATTCACTTCGACAAGACCAAAATGGGGCGGGCGCGCGACGTTCCACTTTCGCCACGCGCGATTGAACTGATTAGGCAGGTTGCCCCGCTGCGCGAGAAGACGGAAAAGCAAGACTCTGTTTTCAAGGTGACGAGTTCCCAGGTGGATTCGTTGTACCGCAAAGCTCGCGATCGCTGCGAAATCGAAAACCTTCACTTTCACGATACGCGGCACGAGGCATGCACGCGGCTCGCAAAGCGTCTGCCCTTGCTCGACCTTGCTCGGATGCTCGGCATCAAAGACTTGAAAATCCTCATGGTCTACTACAACGAGTCGGCCACGGATATGGCCGAAAAGCTCGCCACGGCCGCCTAGTGCGATTCTTTCGGGCCGTGCCGCTCTGCGTATGACTCGGCCCAACGAATCACTTCTATCGCTTTCCAAAGCGGCCGGCTCCGTTGCCCTGGCCTTTCGCCCGGCAACCGGATTACCTTCGGGAAATCGGGCAAACATACGATGCGGTCACGCGTCGATGCCGGCGACCGCTTGAGATAGGCAGCAACCGTTTCCACGTCCCAAAGCGCGACGCCTAGGGGCACGTGCGGGTCTAGCTTCGCGAGGTTGGCCGCGATCGACGCGCCTAGATGTTCTAGCATTTCGGTTTCGTTCATCGTCAACCTCTCGCAGTGCCTGCGCGTAATGGCCTACCCGCGCAACGCCTCGCCAAGCACATGCAAAAGCATCTTCACTTCGCATTCCGCGTTGAACTCGTGTATCTCGTCGATGATCCCGCGCATCATTTCGGCCCGTTGTGCTTCGGTCGCACCGCGTTGTCGATATGTGTGACCGATCATCAATAGCGCGACGGCGCCATGATAGAACGCGTGTTGAACGACATCGCGCGAGCCTTGCGAAAAGCACTCGGGCAATACCTCGTGTTCGTATTCGGCCCACGCCTGCCTAAGCGTTTCCATGCTCGTTCACTCCGCGCTGTAGCCATCGGGCCTGCGCTTCCTCGACGGCTTGGTTAGGATCGAGTCGCCGCTTGTGTATCGCATCCTGTAGGCACTCGACGAACAAGCAATGCCCCGCCATTGCCTCATCCCACGTGGGATAGCGCACTGCGCGCACGACCCTCGACGTCATAAACACTGCCGTCTCGAAAAGCATCGGTTGTCCACGATAGCGCTCGCCGTGTGGCGAGAACTCGTGATCGATACCGATGAATACGGTCGATAGTTCAATGCCGTCGATGATCGTGTGCGCAATCGTCCGGTCGGTGCAAGTAAACCATTTCATCCAGTCCAGCACCGAGCGAGCGCGGCGCGGCTCACGGCCATCGAGTACGTACAGGTTGCGGTTCATGCTTCCCTTTCCGCGTCAGGCGGCGGCCGTGATGACCTCGCCGTTAATCCACTGCGTGAGCCAGCGCTTAAGCTCGCTTACGCCACCGTTGCGAAACACGACATGCTCGTTGACTCGTTGGACGGTTTCGCTGTGATGGTGCGAAATAAACTTAGTCATGAGAACGACCAAATCGGCGTTGCGTGCTTTGTCTTCGAGCGTCTTGTGGTGCTCCGACTTGACGTAATCGAGGCTCAGCAATTCGCCCATGGCCTTCGTCATGTCCTGCTCCTGTTGGTTGAGCAGGCCAACGATAAGCACGCGCGGCTTTCGGTTGCGCGGCGCCGCGTGCAAGCGCGTGACGCCTTCGGGTAGAACGGGCGGCACGTTGACTGCGACGTGTCCAAGTGCTTCTGTGACTCGTTGCATGATCGATTCCTCTAAGTGCTCACCGATCGAGTGCAGAAGCATTCCGGCGACTTTCACGCCAATCGCGCCGATGAGCGTATCGAAGGGCAGCGAAGCGGGATCGACGGCCTTCGCCGCTTCTGCCTCGGCGCGAGCCGCTTCGGTCGCTATTCGGGATTGCTCGGCGATGCGCGCGGCTTCGGCCGCTTGCTCGCGTGCTTCGCGAGCCTCTTTCTCGGCGCGCTCCTGCTGCTCGATGGTTTTCCATTCATCGGCAATCCACGCGACTTGATCGAACGTCGTAATTGACCGTTGGCGGTCGGACGGCATCGTGTATTCGATCGCCTTGCGGATCGCCTCAAGCCGGCTCATGTCTTCGAACCCGGCAAGCAATCGCTTGCTCTCGCGCGCGATCGTGCGTCGCTCGTCGGCCGTGTAGCGAATGAGTGTGCGCTTTGCCTTCGCGTCGGCCGGCGCGAGTACGGCCGCGATACCGGCCGGCTCGAATCCGGTCGAAGCGAGGGATTGCACCACGTCAGGCTCGGGCAACAGTTCGGCGGGCGCGGGCTTAGGCCCGGCGGCCTTCGCTATTTCTTCCTGAAACGCGATATCCCTTATCAGCTTCGTGACGTCTTCGATTTGCCGAGTTTGATCTAGCGTGCGACGCCGGTGCGGCGGCAGTGCTTGCGTCTGCGCGAGCCGCACGGCCTCTAGCGGCGTGAGGCTCGGATCGTTCACCCGCAGGCTGCGCGTCGTTTGCGCGAGAATCATCATTTCTTCGTTAGTCCATACCACACGGCTTTTTTTGTTTTGAGCCTCGGCGTGTGTGCCGTTGCCGTTCATCGAACGACTGCGGTTCCGGTCCATACCCATCATGTAAGGGTGTGCCATTGTTTGATGCTCCCTCTCAGTAAGAGCGCCAAGCGGCGCGGGTTGTGTGTGCTGGTACTACGGTAATAGCGGCTCAACGACGGCAATCGTCCTGCTGAGTTGTCGTCACTCCTCTTCGCAATCGATATCTTTCAGTTCGGTGCCAGGCATCGACTCGCCGGGGTCATAAACGCATTGCAGGCACGCTTCGACGTTGACCGAGCCGTCGTCGTGTTGGAAATCCTCGCGCGACGTCTCCGGGTCCACGTCTCGATTTTTCGTCATTGCCGCATTGAAAAGTGCCTCGGGGTCATCGACGCGCACCGTCAGCAGCACGGCGTAATGCGGACTGGTATCCATTGCGTTCGCTCCTGTCACCATTGGTCGGGGTCGATGCAGTCCGAGTCGCCCCACGTGCAGGGGCCGCACTTGTGCGAAGCGAAGACGACGTTGCCGCCTCTCATCCCCAGCACAGTCGGGGACGCGCGGCAGTTCTCGCACGTCGATTCATAGTCGGGCACGAACTCATCGACCATCGTTACTTCCTCGGGCGCTAACGTCTGTCGCTCGCGTCTGCTGTTTCGGCTCATTCACGAACCTCGCGAAAAAAGTCCCGCGCCCGGCGTCGCACATTGCGGCGGTGGGATGAACAAGGCGCGGTAGACGGGGGTTTGGTTCAGTGCAGCGGGTCCGATGCAGGGCCGTCGGTCGCATCGGGTGGCTTGCGCTTCGAGCGGCGCCGGGCCTGCTCGATCACGGCAGCGCCGTCGCTCAACGGCAAATCGCGTTGGTCCGGGTCGCCTTTCACGTCGTCCAGCCCGCCCATGTGTGCGGCGGCGTCGGTGACAACGATCAAGCATGCTTGCCCGCGCGAATCGGCCAGTTCTAGGCGTGACGGATCGCGTGCGGCAATGGTGAAGACGGCTTCGATGTGGTCGCCGAAGACGACCTTCTTTAGATCGGCCGCGACCGTGACGCGCTTTTCGCTCGCGATCAGACGCACGGCTCTGCGCACGTTGTCGCCCACGCGCTTGCGCACGCGGTCGATGATTTCCGTTTGCTCGTGCTCGGGCAGCTTCGCCCAAATGTCGGGCAATACCTTCAACTCGCGTATAAGCGTTTCGAGCAAGTCGCCTGCGACGGTTTCGCTCGCCATTTCGACGGCTTCGCTTTTTTGATTAGCCATGTTCTCTCATCCCTTACCAGTCGTCCTACCCGGCGTCACGCCCGGCGGCCTCGGGTCCGCAAGCGTTGCAGCTGCTCGCGGGGCGGATCGGCGCCGAACGGCGGATCGAGTTCATCGCGGCGTTGACGATAGAACGCCGTGAGTTCATCACGCTGTTGCTCATGTGGTACGCCGCGTATCAAGTCCGCGACCGCATCGACGTCTTCGATCGTTTGCGCCTCCTTGAACGCGGCGGCGATCTCGGCATAAGTAGGCGCCGGTTCGCCGTCGCCTCCTGGTGATTCGGTTGGCTCGTTCGCCCCCCCCGGTTGCTCGCCGGTCGGTTTCGCGTCGGCTTTTGATCCAGCCGCGCCGGCCCCGCGCTCGCGCATGCGCGCTTTGATCAAGTCGGCACGGGAGTCCCCGCTGGCCGGCGCTTGACCGGACTGTGACTCGCCTGCTCGCGTCGGCGCGGGATGGGGCAGTTCAAACCAATCGGCCGGCGCGCTCATCCCGTCGCGCAGGCTCGCATAGATGCGCTTGAGCGAAACAACCTGCGTGGGCTTGATCGTGTCTAGGGTGCGTTGAATACGCTTCTCGATGTGCGCCTTCGTTACACCAAACGGTTCGAACGCGGCAAGCATCTTCGCCATTGCTTCGCGGCTCGTATCGACCTTTTCGAGTGTCGTATCTGCCTGTTCCATCGCGGCCTCGACAACATCGGTAGGTATGATGGCTTGAATGCAAGCGCGCACGCGGCGTTGCGCCATGTTCGCGCACAACTCGTAAATGTCGCGTTCGTCCTTCAGGGCGTAGCCGCCTTGCTTAGTATCCCGCCAGTGCGAGACGAAGAATCCAATGCGCTTGCGCGCGCGCGTCTGCGTGTCGACAGCGGAAGCCTCGACCTCGGAGAATCCGATCCCCTTCGCATCGACACCGCGCGAGCAGATGCGCCATTGGACATCGATGTTGCCCCATTCCGTCGCGATGGCTTCCATCGCTTTGATGCTGGGGCCGCGGATCTCGGTGCCACCGCGCGCGTATTCATACTGCGACTTCTCGGCGAGCGTCAGGCGCGTGAACGCATCGAGTATCCGATCCATCGCCGCTTTCGTATCTCGCGGAAACTGCTGCGCCATGAGATACGTCACTTGCAAATCGGCGAGTTCGCGACTCTGGCTCTGGCGGGCGCCAGCCGTCTGCGCGAGTTCGGCGCGACCGTTCACGAAGGGCGATTCGATAGCGTTGCTCATGACTTGTCCTTCGCCTTCACATGGCGGCAATCGACATAGGTAGCGGCTTCTACGGTGTACGCCTTGCGCTCGATGATCTTGCGCCGGTATGCGCTGCCATCGGGCAGTAGGCCGATCGACGCGGGGCCGATCGCCTCAAGAATGTGATTGCGCGCCGCGCGGCTCACGTCTTCGTATTGCTTGGAAAGGCGGTCGGCCTGCTCTTTGACGTGGTGCCAGTGAGCGATGTCCTCCCCCAACTCGGTCGTTTCGCCGTTCGTGCCGCTGTACAGTCGCGTCAGAACGGTATGCGTTGTGGGATGTTCATAGTCGATCGCTGGCTCGCGCCGTTGCTCGACGCATTCCCAGAATTCATGCTCCGCGTCGACAAGCATGTCGGCCAGTTCGTTGTCTCGCTCAATAACGAACGTGACGAGCCGATTGCCGCCAACGCATGCCGCAAGATGCCAAACCGGATAGTCGAGCACGACCATGTAGTGCTGGCATTGCAGAACATATTCGTCCGGTGCTTGGTCCGAGCCTGGCGTGCCCCAATCGCCGAGGCGAAAGGCCATCGCATCGACGTTTTTGCATTCCAGGCCGCAGCGGCGACCATCGATCAGGCGATCGACGTTGGCGATCATCCATGGGTAGCGCGGATGGCGCAAAAGCACGTGCTTTCGGCGCACCTTGACGCCTTCGCGGCGGGCGTACTCGCGGGCGATGATGTCTTCCATGAGGCGCCCGAACTGCACGTGCTCCAACGCGTCGGTTTGGCTCTGCACAAGATCCGCGTTTGTCTTCTCAAGCCATACCTCGAACCCGGTCTTGAACGGGGACAGCCCGAGGATCGGTGCAACGTCGCTGCCCCCGATGCCGCTCTTCCGTTCTGCTAACCATTGCTCACGATTCATGGTGAATACCGTTCCTTACAATTTCACATTTGTAAATTAACGAATTCCATTAATAGTCGGAATTACGAGGCGATCCACCCAATCACCCCGCATTAATACAGTTCAGAGAAATTCACATATGTAAAACTACGCGCGACTTTCATCGGCAAATAAGCACCACTTATTACAACGCGCGGGGTCGCGCGCCTCCACTGTTCGAACCATGATCGCCTTTACTGACGGGACAGACGGCGCAGGTACGACCGATGGCGGAGCAGATTTTTCATTACACTCACGGCTCGATCAAATGAGGAATGCACCGAATTCAAGGTGACTGAACTATAAATGTCAATAAACAGTCTTCCTTGAATTTTCCGTCAACACGACTTTAATCGATTGTCATGAACGTGGAAAAGATTTTGGCCCAGATGGGCGGCGCCGCCAAAGTTCGGCGCCTTATTGGTTCATCTCCGTCAAACATGTCGCAAATGAAGGCCCGTGGCAAGATCGCGGACAACCTCGTGCGATTCTTCATCGCGCTGCGCCCCGAACTCGACTGGCCCAACTTGCTCGAGGACGACCTCTCCAGGTTCAGCGCGACTATCAACCTGCAATCCTTGCGGCGCCTGCGCGCCTCGCGCTTGCGCTCTATCGGCGTGCGCGACCTCGATGTCGAACTTGACGCCGAGACGCCCGAGTAAGCCGCAGTCGGGAGACACAGCAATGATCGCGAAGGCGGTTTTCGAGGCTCGCGCGCCGTTCAAGATGATCGAGACACGCATTTGGACCGACGAGAAGTTCGTCAAGCTCACGCGCGTTCGACCGAGCGGGCAATCCCTCTTCCTTTACCTGTTGTCGGGGCCTCACACCCTGCAACCGAGCATGATGCCTGGGGTTTTTCGGGTTAGTCGAGCCGCGCTCGCCGAAGCGCTCGATTGGTCGATCGATGAATTCGACGCGTGCTTCGGCGAAATTTCTCGGTTGAAGATGGCGAGCGCTGATTGGGAGCACCAAATTCTGTGGCTACCGAACGCGTTGAAACGAGCCATGCCTCGCTCACCTTCGAACGTCGCAGGGTGGCGCGGAGGGTGGGACATGCTGCCCGACTGCGAATTGAAGCGTCGCATTCACCGTGCGACCGAGCCAATCATCAAATCGCTGGGTGATGCCTTCGCGCGCGCTTTTGATGCCGCTCTACGCCCCGTCGCGGGCGTGAGCACCGGTCAAAAAAAAGTCAAGAGAGGGGGAAATGAACGCGGGGCATCCTCGACGGGAAGGTCTACCCATATGCGAGCACAAGGTTCGACCATGACAACCGACAAGCCCCGACCATCCGAGGAAACGTCCCGCCCCATCCCAGCCGCTAAGGGTGGACCATCCGCAGCCAGAAGGGTGAACCAGATAATAGATAGTAGAGAAGAGATAAGAGAGAACGTCAAAGGCGTCAACGGCGCTACCGCGCCGTTACCCGCGCGTGCGCGTATGCGCGAGAGCGGCGGCAACCTTGAAACGCGGGAAACCCCGCCGGCAAAGGCTTCCAGCGAGTTCGCAAGCGTCGCGCGGTTCAACGCTACGGCGAAAAGCGCGAACCCGCAACGCGATTTGCTCGACGACGACGGCAAGCCCTTGTCGCATAGGGCTTTCTGCACCCATGCGGACGCGGATGGTCAGACCATCCCGCACGACATGCCCGCCCTTATCGAACCGCCGAAGGTCCGGCGCAAGTCGCGCAAAGCCGAGCCGGCTAAGGCTCACGGTCCCGATACAGGGCCGACATGGGATGCGTACGCTGAGGCGTTCGTCGCGCGATACGGCGTCGAACCCGTGCGAAACGCGACCGTCAACGCGCAAATGCTTCGCTTCGTCGAACGCATCGGCGCGACCGAAGCGCCTGACGTAGCGCGGTTCTTCGTCGCCTCGTGTTCGAGCGCCTTCTACGTGAAACGCTGTCATGCCGTGGGCGTGCTCTTGACGGACGCGGAATCGTTGCATACGCAATGGGCCACGCATCGGCCGATCACCGCGACCGAAGCGGCGATGGCCGACCGCACGGCCACTAACGCGAAGGCCTTCGGCCCACTCATCGCCGAGGCACGCGAGCGTGAACGTCGCGAGGGCAAGCATGGCGACTAGTCGCGTTCTCGAAGCCATCGCCGTAACGGCCGAACTGTGCGGGCGCGTATTCTCGCCCGCCGCGGCTCGGCAATTTGCCGCTGACCTTTCGCCGTACCCGGAAGCGCAAGTGCTCGGCGCGCTTGAGCGTTGCCGACGCGAGGTTAAGGGCGTGCTGTCGCTCGCCGACGTAATTTCGCGGCTGGACGACGGCCGGCCAGGCGCCGACGAAGCATGGGCAATGATGCCGCGCGACGAAACGCAATCGGTCGTCTGGACGGATGAAATGGCTGTCGCATATGGGCTTGCGCTGCCCTTACTCGCGACGGGCGATGCCGTCGCGGCGCGCGTTGCGTTCCGCGAGTGCTACACGCGCGTCGTCACACTTGCGCGGTGCGAGCGGCGCCCCGCCCTATGGCGCCTATCGCCCGGCCGAGATCCGGCGAGCCGTGCGGCAGCAATTACCGATGCCGTCGAGAAAGGCCGTCTGTCGCGCGAGCACGCAATGGCGCTGTTGCCGGACGTCGCCAATACGCAAGCCGATGCGCTCTTGCTTGAGCAGATCGGCCTCAAGCTCAAACTCATCGGAGGGCTGCAAGATGGTCGCGACCATCGTTAGCTTCATCGTGCCCGGTATGCCGGTAGGCAAAGGCCGGCATCGCTCGCGCATCGCGCTCGACAGGCAAGACCGAGAGTACATCGCGACGTATTCCGATCGCAAAACGTCCAGGTATGAAAAGAACGTCGCCATCGAGGCGAAGATCGCAATGCATGGGCGCGCGCCGGTCAGCGGAGCAATTTGCCTCGTCGTGCGGGCCTACTACCCGATTCCGTCTTCCTGGCCGCAATGGCGCAAGCGTGAGGCGCGCATCGGCATCATTGCGCCCGAAGTCAAACCCGATTGGGACAATATCGGCAAGGCTTGCAGCGATGCGATGAACGGCGTTGTCTATCGCGACGACGCCGCAATCGTCACGGCCTGCGTGGTCAAACGTTACTCGATCGACCCACGCGTCGCAATCGCGGTCTACGCGTTTGAACGCAACCCGGATGCGCGGGGTGCCGATGTCGATCCGCTCCGATTGATCGATCAAGCGGAAGGGAGTTCTGCCACATGAGCGACGGAGTTTTCGCATCGGTGCCTTGCGCGCTCGCAATCGCGTATCGCATGCTGGCCTACCAGAAGTCGCCAGAATCTGCGTGCGCGCGCATTCTGCGCGACCATATTCGCCGCTCGCGTGTGTGGGATCGAGATCGGCTATTGCCGAAGGTCGTTTTCTTCGAAGGCTTGACCAACGAGCAAGTACACGCCGAATGCGCGACCATCCGCGCCACGGTCGTTTCGCGCCTGCCCCAGCTCGAAGCGGCGACAATCCGCGCGCGGTACGGCCTTACCGAATTCGAAGACCTCGAAACGGGTTCGCGGCGCTTCGCGTTTAGCGCGGACCGCACGAATGCGATCAAGGTCTTGTCGGAGCGCATGCGCACCGAATTCGACATTCTCAGCGAGGGCGAATGTGACGTGCTCGTCGCGCGCATCTTCGCCAACGTCAAAGAGACGACGCCCATTACGCTACGTGCCATCGCCGAGCAGTTCGGCCGCTCGCATGTCCACTACCACAACTATTTCCACGCGATCGACGATCGGCTCTATCACCTCGAAATGCGCGCGCTCGACACGTTGACCGACGTTTTCGCCGATCGCGGCACATGCGGCGGGGAGCCGATCGTGGCGGCCCGTGAGCACTATGCGAGCGGCCAATGACCCGATACGTTCAATGGGCCGAGCCATTCAACGGCGAGCAAAACCCACCGAACATCATTTGCCGTATGACGCTCGACGACGAGGCGCGACCATGAAATGCGTTGTCTGCGGCGCACATTCTCCCGAACCGTTCGGCACGTTGCCGCTCGCGCATGGCTGGGATTGGTTCACGGGATACCTCGACGAAACGGCGCATTTCTGCCCGCGTCATGCGAACTCGGGCATGCGCCATTTGTTGCATGAGCTATCGCAACGCAAGCCCGACGAAAACGACAAACGATGGTCGATGCGACAGGCCTCACAACACATGCGAATCACCTTCGCTCGAGGCGAGCCATGAAAGACTGGATACGCACGACCGACAAGTTGCCGCCGATCGTCACGCGCGGCTATTTGAGCGAATACATGCTCGTCACGGTCGCCGAACAATGCCGCTTCGTTGACATCGATCGATACGACCATCGTTCGCATGAATGGGAAGCGCACGGCAAGCGCGCGACGCATTGGCAACCGTTGCCGTCACCCGCACCCGTTTTATTCAGCGACTTGCCCAAGCATTAAGACGGATTGCGCGGCGCGTCCGGCCCGTCCATCCAGTGTGTAACAGTCGCGCCCTCGTACGACCCATGAATTTCCCACTCGCCGCGTGAATGGTCGAAACGATCGCCGGCCCAGAATCCGACGTCGTGTCTACATTGAACCCAAACGATTACGTAGGGCGAGGTGTCGCCGGAGTGAACCGGCTGAGGCAGCGCCTCGGTAACATCGATCCATTCGCGGAGGCGGATTATCACTGCTCGGTCCATTCCCGGTTCATTGATACAGCTTCGCGTCTTCGGTTGTTGGCCCCATACGCTCTCTCCGATGCGCTTATTCGTTCACACCGTTTACATTTGTCAAAGCGGTGTGCGTCGTAGGATACCATTTCGCGACGGGCGAATTCCTATCCGTCGCGCAAGTTGGACCGCACCACCGTGTCGCTGGGTTTAGGAGTACATATGACTAGAAAGGCAAGAAAATTACCCTCTCTTGAAAAAAATCTTCTCAAATATCGAGCATTTGAAATGTTGCTCGTGCTGTTCGAGGTAGAAGACTTAAAGCGCTTCGTTGTGCGATCGATCAGGAGCACCGACGCGATCCTCGGGAAAGAGCCGCGCTTGCCCGACAACGCGCCAAAGCTCATGAAAAGGGCATGGGGTATCGTCGCCGGCCTCGGCATTTTGACCGACGATGAGTGTGAAGATGTACAGCGCTTTGTGGCCTACCGGGACACCATAGCGCATCGCATCCATGAAATGACGGCGGACGTTTCTGAATTCGCCCGACGCGGTGGCAATCCGCCGTTCAAGGGCTATGACTACGAAGCACTAAGGAAAATCAGGGACTACAAGCGAAAAATTCAAAAAGGATTTCAAGAGCATTTCATCATGGAAATGTCGCTGAACGCCCTGTACTTCGAGCCGGCTCAACTCGTCTTCGAGGACGAGTTAGTGTCTCTTCGCAAGCGGATTGATAAGCAGTGGGACGAGCGTACCAAAGCCCTTCGCAAGAAAGATCGCAAGTAGTGGACGCCGCATCGCCCTTGACTTTCATTAACAGTAGGCATATCAATATGCCAGATTTCGGAAAGTCCGCCTTATCTCAAGCCCGCGCGCTGCGCGGGCTTTCTCTTGAGATCAATCGTTACGCAAGCGGTACACGACCTTAATCTGATCGTCGCTATAGACGTCGTAGCCACTCAACGCCTCGAAACCCCGCTTGACGTTCCGTTCATAGGCGTATTTCCCGCCCGAGCGTTCCGCAACTTCGTGCAGGTTGTTGGGCCGGTCGCTGTCCTGCTTGGTAATCTCCCAAGTCGATTCGCCGACGTGCTTGAGGATCAAGCGGTTGATTGCCGGGTATCTTTGGAAAATTTCGCCGATGGTGGCGAGAGAGGTAATGCGATTGGGTTCGCTCATTTGCAACTCCATGCAAAGTTGTCGACCGCGACTCCTCGTGGCCTAGGCGCCAGTCGTCCGACCAGCACCTGTATTGTACCCCTTCTTCTTTTGGCTCGTCAGGAGCGGAAAACATGTCTATCCGATGCAAAATGGTCTTGTCGGCGGTCGTCGCGCAGCAATGGGGTGGAGTCAAAGCGATCTTCAATAGTCAGTACGACGACAAGACGGAGGAAGACCGACGGTTCCAGAAGGCGACCCCAACCGGCTTGGCTGAATTCGCCATCGACAACCCGGCCGCGATCGAACATCTTGTCATCGGCAAGGCGTATTACTTCGACATTACGCCAGCCGATTGAACGAATCATGCCCTCGCATCCGTTGCGCCCGTGTCGGCATCCTGGGTGCGGCGCGCTCGTGCGTGAAAAGCACGGCCTTTGCACGGCGCACCTCGCCACCACACGGCGTAACACCGACGATCGGCGGGGCAACCCGAACGAACGCGGCTACACGTGGCGCTGGCGTAAAGCACGCGAACATTACTTGAGCTTGCATCCGCTTTGCGAATGCGCCGAGTGCCGGGCTGCCTCTCGCCTAATGCCTGCGTCGGTCGTCGATCACATCGTGCCGCACCGTGGTGACATGCGCCTTTTCTGGGATCAATCGAACTGGCAAGCGATGTCGAAGCCGTGTCACGACCGAAAGACGGCTCGCGAGAATGGTGGCTTCGGTAACTTCCCGGCCGGCAACCCCTCTAGCAAATAGCACACCATGTTCGCCACCGCACCTAGCCGGCTTGCTTTCGCGAATCGGCCCGTGGCCGGCTCACCATTGGCGACGCATCAAACCTCGTCCGAACCCGCGCGAGCCTCTTGGGCACCCGGATTCGGGCCTCGCCGGGGCGTTTCCGGGCCGCCATGGGGGGCCGAATCCCTACGGGAAAACCCGCCGCGACCGCGCGCAGGGTCGAATTTTTGCCGCCGCGAAAAAAACGACCCCCCTCGACGTTTCACATGAAACGAGCCAAGTCGCCCGCGTGGCCCGCCGATCACGTCGAAAGGTGGCCCCTCGAAAGGCTCGTGCCGTACGCGCGCAACTCGCGCACACATAGCGCTGCGCAAATCGCCGAACTCGCCGCCTCGATGCGCGAATGGGGATGGACGAATCCCGTGCTGATAGACGAAGACGGCACGATCATCGCCGGGCATGGGCGCGTGCTCGCCGCGACGGTGCTCGGATGGACCGAGGCGCCGGTTATGACCGCGCACGGATGGACCGACGCGCAAAAACGCGCCTACCGGATCGCCGACAACAAGCTGGCCGAGCATGCCGGGTGGGAGCGCGAACTGTTGATGCTGGAAATTCGCGAGTTGCAGGCGGCCGACTTTGACGTGCATCTAACCGGCTTCACGGATGACGAGCTACGCGCGCTCACTATCGACGAGACGCCGGAGAAAATCGAAGACGTGTCGCCGGAGTTGCCGGGCGCGCATGCGCTCAAAGACGACATGGCGTTCGAAAGCGCGTTGCCGTGGAACATACCGGAGCTACGCGCCGACGTGCTCGGCGACATACCGGCGCGGCTCGACTCGTGGGCCGGGCGCGATGCGACGCCCGACGACGGCCAATCGTTTTGGTTGTGGCAATGGCGTAGCGACTCGCTTCGCGGCATCCCGCACGACCGGCTAATGATCGGCTTCTATACCGACGACGCGCGTTTCGAGTGCCTATGGGAACGGCCGAGCGAGTACGTCTCGCGCATGCTCAATCTCGGGTGCCGCGTCGCCTTGTCGCCGAACTATTCCCTGTGGGCGAATCAAGCCCTCGCCGTGCAACTGTGGAACACGTACCGATCGCGATGGATCGGGCGCTACTGCCAGGAAGCCGGCATTGCTGTAATCCCCGACGTCAATTGGTCGTCGGCCGCAAGTTACGACTTCTGCTTTCTCGGCATCCCGACCGGGGCGCCGGCCATATCGGTGCAATTGCAAACGCTCAACGAGCCGGCGGAAATCGACGCGGCGCGGCGCGGCCTCGCGCTCGCGCTTGACCGGCTCAAACCGCAACGCGTGCTGGTGTACGGCTTCACGTCGGCCCGTCAAATCGTCGAATCGCTCGGCATCGCCGACCGAACCGTGTTCGTAGAGAACCGCGTCGCCAAGCGGCGGCGAGTTATGGAGGATGGAAACCATGTTACGCAATGAAATCACGGGCGCGCTCGTCGATGAACTGTACGGGTGCGGCGGCGGCGGCGGCTCGACCAGCTCGAAGAAGGCGGGCACGGGCAAATTCGCCAAATTCGACAAGCGCGGCAACCGGATCATGAACGGCGGACGCGGCGCGGCGCCGAAAAAGAGCGCGGCGGCGGCGAAGAAAACCGCCTCGCGATCGAGCGCGCCGACCAAGAAGGCGGCGGCCAAGAAAACGGCCGGACGCCGCCGCTAACGCACGAGACGCAGGACGCGCCAATGCTGCCGCTGATATTCGCAAAGCGCGATCGGCCGATCGTAGTGCGGATCGTGGACGACGCCGCTTTCGAGCGCGACCCAATGGCCGAAGCGCCAAGAGGGCCTGCCGATGATCGCGGCGCAAGCGGCGCGCGGCAGTCTTGCGCATGCCAAAACCGGATGCCGGCCGCATCGCGCTTGCGCCCAATGTCGGCCGGTCAACTCGTCAAGCATCGCGACGACCTCGCGCACATAAAGGCCGTGCTGGGTTGCGGCCGGAAAGGCGCGCGTTACGTCGTGATACCGGCGACCGGCGAGCATCGCGACGACCGCGACGCCGCAATCCGTTTCATGGAACTGTCGAACATGGCGCATGCAAGCGAGGTTAGGAGATGCGAGGCAGAAAGCCAACGCCCACGGCGCTAAAACTTGTCCGGGGCAATCCGGGTAAGCGCCCGCTCAACGACGCCGAACCGACGCCGCCGGCAACGCCCGGCCTCGAATGCCCCGTTTGGCTCTCGGCCCCGGCGCGCGAGCATTGGCCGGCCATCGCGGAGCAATTGCGCGCGGCCGGCCTGCTCTCGGACATCGATCATGCGGCCTTGGGCTTGTATTGCGAGGCGTTCGCGCGGTGGAAAGACGCCAACGAAAAGGTCGTCAAGCTCGGCGCGGTCGTCAAAAGCGCGCACGGCTACCCGATACCGTCGCCCTACCTACAGGTCGCGAATCAGGCTCACGCGCAATTGACCCGCCTGTTATCCGAATTCGGCATGACGCCTTCGAGCCGTTCGCGCGTCGCCGCGAAGAAGCCCGACCCGGCCGAGCAATACGCGAAGTTTGTCCGCAAAGGCTGAGTTTGCCAATTTGCGCAAACTCGCAAATTGGTTATGCGTCATCCGCACGTAACGGCCGCGAACTACTACGCGCGGGCCGTCCTGGGCGGGGGCGTGCCCGCCTGCAAATGGGTGCAACGCGCTTGCTCGCGCCATTTGGACGACTTGAAAGCGGCGCGCGCGAAGGATTACCCGTACTACTTCGACGCGGATGCAGCGGAGCGGGCATGCGAGTTCATCGAACTGTTGCCGCACACCAAAGGCAAATGGGCCAAGCGCGGCGAATTGATCCACCTAGAGGCGTGGGAGTGTTTCATCCTCGCGTGCGTGTTCGGGTGGAAACGCAAGAAGAACGGAACGCGGCGTTTTCGCGAGCTATACGCCGAGTTGCCGCGTAAGAACGGCAAGAGTCAATTCGGCGCAGGCATCGGGCTTTACATGCTCATAGCCGACGACGAAGCCGGCGCCGAAGTGTATAGCGGCGCGACGACCGAAAAACAGGCGTGGGAAGTGTTCGGCCCGGCGCGGCAGATGATCGAGCGCACGCCGGGCCTACGCATGGCGGCTGGCATCGAGGTATGGGCCAAGTCGCTCGCCCGGCCGCTCGACGGCTCGAAAATGGAGCCGATCATCGGCAAGCCCGGCGACGGCTCTAGCCCGTCATGCGCGCTTATCGACGAATTCCACGAGCACGACACCCCCGACATGCTCGACACGATGCAAACCGGCATGGGCGCCCGCGAGCAGCCACTTATCGTCATCATTACGACGGCCGGCTACAACCTCGCGGGGCCGTGCTACGACAAGCATCTCGAAGTAACGAAGATGCTCGACGGGCTTGTCGAAAACGACCACTTGTTCGGGATCATCTACACGATCGACCAAGGCGACGATTGGGCCGATCCGCGCGTGCTCGCGAAGGCGAACCCGAATTTCGGCGTCTCGGTTGACGGCGACTTTCTCGCCGCGCAACAGCGAAGCGCGATGCTCAACCCGGTTGAGCAAAACCGGTTCAAGACGAAGCATTTGAACGTGTGGTGCTCGGCGCGCAACGCATGGATGAACATGCAACAGTGGGCCATGTGCGCCGAACAGGGCCTATCGATCGACGAGTTCGCCGGCCAAGAGTGTTGGGTCATTCTCGACCTCGCGAGCAAGAATGACGTTTGCGCTTGCGTGCAGCTATTCAAGCGAGAGGTAAACGGGCAAGACCACTATTACGCCTTCGGCCGGTACTACCTGCCCGAAGACGCGATAGAGGAAAACAAAACGAACCAGGCCGTCTATCGCAAGTGGGTCATTCAGGGCCATTTGAGGGCGACCGAGGGCGCCGAAATCGACTTCGACATCATCCGCGAGGACGTACGCGCTGATTCCTCGCGCTTTCGCGTGCTCGAAGTCGTCTATGACCCGTGGCGCGCGACGCAACTCGCGCACCAACTGGCAAAAGACGGCGCGACGGTCGTCGAATACCGGCAAACCGTGCAAAACATGAGTCCGCCCATGAAAGAAGTCATGGCGGCAGTGAAATCGAGTCGCTTTCACCACGACGGAAACCCCGTGCTGGCTTGGATGATGAGCAACGTCGTCGCGAAAGAAGACGCGAAGGAAAACATTTACCCCCGAAAGGACAAACCGGAGCAAAAGATCGATGGACCGGTCGCGATCATCATGGGCGTGGGCCGCGCGATGGCTAACGCCGAACTGTTCCCGACCATGCCCGACAACTATTCGTTGACAGTGATATGAGTCCGATTGCTTGGAACCTCGCGCTGCTCGTCGGCGTTGGCATGATCGGCGCCGGTATGGATATGGCGTACGGCGTGCCGCATGCGTTGGTCGTCGTCGGCGCCCTGATTCTCGTGCTCAACGTCGTTACCGCCTTCGTGGCGACCAGGGGCCGCTGATGTTCTTGCGTATTCGAGCCGATTCCGACGATACCGGCGACCGCTCGCCTTGGGGCGACTATTGGTTCACGTCAGTCCCGTTTAAAGGCACGTCCTATTCAGTCACGTCCGACGCCGCGATGCGCCTGACGGCCGTCTATTCGTGTGTGCGCGTGCTCGCCGAATCGGTTTCGATGCTTCCCTTCGTGCTCTACACGGAAACCGACAACGGCACGAAGAAGCCGAACAAAAAGCACTGGCTCTATAAGTTGCTCGCGGTGCGGCCGAACGGTTTTCAGAACCCGCTAGAGTTCCGCGAAATGATGCAAGGGCACGTCGCGTTGCGAGGCAACGCCTATGGGCAGATCGTGAGCGACGGCGCGGGCGTCGTCACCGACCTTATCCCGTTGCATCCCGATCGCGTCACGGTGGAACCGCTGACCGACACGAATTGGCGCTATCGCGTGCGCAACATGGATCAAACCGTGACGACCTTTAATCGCGGTTCGATATTTCACCTACGCGGCCTCTCGGGCGACGGGATCATGGGATACAACCCGATCCAGGCAGCGCGCGAGTCTGTCGCGACGGGCCTTGCGGCGCAGAACTACGGCATGCGGTATTTCGAGAACGATGCCACGCCCGGCGGATGGATCGAGTACCCCGGCCAATTCAAAGACGACGACCAAAAGCGCCGGTTTCGCGATCAATTCCAGGCCACGCAGACGGGACGGCATCGTCACAAGACGGCCGTTCTCGAGCTGGGGATGAAGTATCACCAAATTTCGATCACGAACCAGGATGCGCAATACCTCGAAACGCGCAAGTTTAGCGTTGCGGAAATCGCGCGCCTGTTCCGCATCCCGCCGCACTTGATCGGCGACCTCGACAAAGCGACCTTCGCGAACATCGAGCAACAATCGATCGAGTTCGTCAATTTCACGCTCATGCCGTGGCTTGTGCGCTGGGAGGAAGCGATTCGGTACGCGTTTCTCGACCCGGAAGACGAGTTGAACGTCGAATTTCAGGTAAAAGCCCTGCTGCGCGGCGACGCCGCGGCGCGTGCGATGTACTACCACAACGGTATTCTTGACGGTTGGATGGTTCGCAACGAGGCGCGCATTTCCGAAGGGCTTAACCCGATCGACGGCCTCGACGAACCGCTCCGGCCGCTGAACATGGTTGAAGAAAACGAGGCGGAAGAAGAACCCAAGCCCGGCGCCATCCCGGCCGCGCCCCCCGCGCCGTTGCCCGGCCAGAAGGAACCGGCGCCCCCCGCGCCGCCCTCGCCGCCCAAGCCCGGCAAGAGCGCAACGTCGGCCGGCGAGATGGGCGACATGCGCTTTTTCGCTATCGCGTCGGCCGTCGCCGAGCGCATCGCGCGCAAAGAAACGGCGATGGTAGAAGCGGCGTTCCGTGGCCCCAATGCCGGCGCCGCGCTCGTTGAGGCGTACGAAAAGCATGTCGCCTTCGTCGCGCAAGCGCTCGACGTGCCGCGCGACGAAGCGCTCGCCTATTGCACGCAACGGCTCGAATTCATTCAGACGCAAGGCCCGTCGCTCGACGCACAACTTTTCGAGGACAGCGCAAAGATGCGCTTGACTCAACTCGCGTTAGAAGGTGCTCTATGAAACACGCTCTGTTGATTTGCGAATTCCTCTCGACGCCGTGGGCCATTCTGCCCGAACGGCTATCGGCCATGTGCTCGGTCATTGCGCGCGTTGTCGCCGATCGCGAGGCATCGCCCAAAGTCATGGCGCAGGTACGCGCCGACGCGCAGGAAATCGAGGCACGCCGGGGCGAGGCGGCGAGCGCGGGCGGCAACGGCGGCGGCATCGCCGTATTGCCGTTCTACGGCACGAGCGTTCAACGCACGAACCCAATGCAGGAGGTAAGCGGCTCGGGCCTCATGAGCATTCAACGCTTTTCGCAGACGTTCCGCGCCGCGCTCGCCGACGATTCGGTCGGGGGCATCCTGCTCGACATCGATTCGCCCGGCGGCAGCGTGTACGGCGTTATGGAGTTAGCCAATGAAATCTATCAGGCCCGAAGTCAGAAACCCATTTTTGCTATCGCCAACTCTCTTGCGGCAAGCGCGGCCTATTGGGTCGCCAGCAGTGCAAGCGAGTTTTACGTTACTCCCGGCGGCGAAGTCGGCTCGATCGGAGTCTTTGCGGCTCACCAAAATCTCGCCAAGGCACTCGAAAAGGAAGGCGTAGAGACAACCCTGGTTTCCGCCGGCAAGTACAAAACCGAAGGCAATCCCTTCGGCCCGCTCACGGAAGAAGCGCGCGCCGCGATGCAATCGCGCATCGATGCCTATTACGGCGCTTTCACGCGGGGCGTTGCGAAGAATCGCGGCGTCGATGTCGCGACCGTGCGCGAAGGCATGGGCCAGGGCCGCGTCATGAGTGCAAACGCCGCCAAGGGCGAAAACATGGTCGATGGCGTTGCGACCTTCGACGACGTGGTTCGCAAGCTATCGAAAGCGATCGGCGGCAATGCACCGCCGCAGACCTCGAAACCCTCTCGCGCTGCGCTCATGCAACGCGAAATCGATTTGTTGGGCGCCTAAGCACGCGGGCGCCCGCGCTCACCGTTCCGAAGCAACGCATTGAGCGTATGCGGTCCATCGATCGCAGGCCGTGGCACGTCTAAAAACGGAGCAATCCCCATGAACAAGCAAATCCGTGCGCTTCAACAGCGCAAGGCCAAGCTCGTCGCGCAAATGCGCGACATGCTCACGGCCGCACAAGCGAGCGAAACCGGCAACCTCACCGCTGAACAGGAAACCGAATTCGCGCAATTGCGCGATCAGGTCGAAGCGATCAATGCGCAAATCGAGCGCGAGGAATTGGTCGCGATGAACGAAACGGCGTCGGTCGTCGAAATCCCCGAAGGCGCACGCCTGACCGTGGCCGAAAACCGGCTCGAAGACCCGCGCCGTGGCTGGCATACGTTCGGCGAGTTCGCGGCGGCGGTGCGCGCCGGCTCGGCCCGTGGTAGCGGGCGCCTCGACGAACGCCTCACGATCGGCGCGGCGGCGCCTTCCACGTTCGCCAACGAGGCGGGCGGGCAAGACGGCGGCTTTCTCGTGCCCCCGGAGTTTTCGAGCGAGATTTTCACCCTCTCGCTCGAAGAAGATGCCTTGCTCCCGCTGACGGACGGCACGCCGATCGGCGGCAATTCGATGGTGTTCCCGAAGGATGAAACGACGCCTTGGGGTACGGACGGCATTCGCGCCTATTGGCAAGCCGAGGCGACGCAGGCGACCGCGACCAAGCCGAAACTCGGCGTCGCGACGCAACGGCTCCACAAGCTGATGGCGCTCGTTCCTGTCACCGACGAATTGCTCGACGACACAAACGCGCTCACCGCCTATCTGCCGAAGAAGACGGCGATGTCGATCCGTTGGAAAACCGACGAGTCGATTTTGTTCGGCACGGGCGACGGGCAACCGCTCGGCCTGTTCAATGGCAAGGCCGCGATCGTACAGGCGAAGGATTCGGGGCAAGCCACGAAGACTTTCACGCCCGCGAACGTCGCGAACATGATGAGTCGCCTGCTGGCCGGGTCCTATCGCCGCGCAATCTGGCTCATCAATCCCGACGTGATTCCCGCGCTCGACACGATGACGCTCGGCAATTACCCGATCTACATGCCGGTCGGCGGCGGCGTCAGTTCGATGGCGGCATCGCCTTACGGCATGCTCAAGGGCCGCCCCGTCTACGTGAGCGAACACGCTTCGGCGTTCTCGTCGCAGTCTGACGTGTCGCTGCTCGACCTGTCGTATTACCGCTCGATCACGAGTCGCGGCGGCATTCAAACGGCCACGTCGATGCACCTGTATTTCGATGCCGATGCAACGGCGTTCCGCACGACGTTCCGCGTTGACGGTGCGCCCAAGCTCGAAAACCCCGTGACGCCGCCCAAGAGCACGACGACGCGCTCGCCGTTCGTCACGCTCGCGGCCCGTTGACATGCGCCCCGGCGACGTAAAGCGCTGGCTCATCAAACGACTCTTTCGAGGACTAACCATGTTTCCGATGAACGTCAAGGCAACCGAACAGGTTGCGGTGCTCGGGGCCGTTGTGCCTTCGAGCCAGGCCGCCGGTACGGCGACGACCGGCTGGCTTTCGGCGGCGAACTTTCAAAAGTTTCTCGCCATCATCCAAGCCGGCGCGATGGGCGCAGGCGGCACGATCGACGCCAAGATTCAACAGGCGATCGATTCGAGCGGCACGAACGCGAAAGACATTACCGGCAAGGCAATCACTCAACTCGCAGCAGCCGGCGGCGGCGATGTCGAAGTCGAAATCAATCTCGACGCGCAGGAACTCGACACGAACGGAGGTTTCGGTTTCATTCAACTGTCCGTGACGACCGCCACGGCGGCAAGCGGGACGGCCGCACTCGTATTCGGCTTCCTGCCGCGCTACGGCCCGGCGTCCGACTTCAACGCCGCAAGCGTCACCCAAATCGTGGGGTAACACTCACGTCGCCAGCGGCCATGGAGGGCCGAGCCATGCGAAGGATGGTATGCGTTGCGCCCCTAATGCACACGCATCCATCCTTTAGAATCGATGATGCTGTCCAGAAAACCTAGCGCCTCGCCAAGGACAGCCTACCGAGCCACAACCGTACGGGGGATACAAGATGCCAAGTTTGACGCTATTCGCTGACTCACCAGACGACTGGAAAGAGTATGTACGGTCTGAGGAAGGGAAAATCACGCAGAGCATCGAAGCGGCGGCGAAGATTGCCCCGTTCCGAACCAAAGTGATCCCAGAACGGCAAGGGGCAGAATTCGTTCAAGTGCATTTTGTAGCTGACGGTGCTAATCGGCCGCCCGAACTGGCTGTTTTCGCGGATGGAGCACAT